AATCAAGAAGCATACAATATGAACACCCTATTTTGTAGAAATGAAGAAAATGACGACGATGATGATAATATTTAGTAATTTTAATTTTTAAACCTTTAATTAAAGTGTGTTTTAAACATGTATTTTTTTCCTAAATAAATGTTTTAACTAAATATCAATGGATGGAATCTTTCAATTATGAATCCTTCGATTGGATTTTTTTCTTTGTTAAGCATTTCAATAATCTTCAAATAAAATTCTTTTGGTCTTTTTAGTATTTGCTTTTTCGAGACAATAAACTGAGCACCGGCTCCAAATTTAAATAAATTGGACTTTCTTTTTTCATCAAATAGATAATCATAGGCTGTTTTTAGATCCAACTCACGGTGATGACCACAACCACCTAAGGAACATTCTAGCACACGATCGCTCAAAAATGCAAAATCAATATCCAATTCGTTGTTCTCAGTGTATTTCTGAATTCTAGATTTCAATTTTGCAGTGTGATCTGTTGGACGTCCTTGTAAAAATATAAGATAATCGGTCAAATTATCATAATTTTCATAAATATGAGTATAGTACGTATGACCTTCTCTTCCTACGTTATTTAGAGATATATACTTATATTCATCGTCATTTAATTTACTTCCTTTGTTATAAATGATCACATTCGAATATTCTTTCGTCCATTTTAAATCTTCATTGTATCTAGCCACTACAATTGAAATTGTCATGTTTTTATATTATAAAAACCCCATTTTTTTAAACACATAATTAGCGTATTATATCTGTACAAATAATATACCATGGGTAAAGACGGTGATAAGAAAAGGTGCCCAAAGGGAACACGTAAAAATAAAAACAATGAATGTGTCCCTGTTCTCTCTAAAGATTCCAAAAAAGAACCTAAACATAAAACAACAAAGAAATCCAAACCGATGACATCACCAAAATCTTCGTCTTCTGACTCTACTGTTGTATCCACTACTAAAACAACTGTAGAAAAAATGAAATTGTTTAAAACAGGAGGTATCGTATATTTAGACTCTCTTACTAAAAAAGATCTCAATGATATGATTCACATAGCCAATGTGCAATTTCATGCATATACAAATAACTCAACACCTCCAACTTTAAGCGATAATGAATTTGATATCGTAAAAGAGTATTTATCTTCGAAATTTCCCCAAGCTTCTGCATTACAAGAAGTCGGCGCACCAGTTTCGGAAAAACAAAAGACAGATCTTCCTGTACCAATGCCTTCAATGGACAAAATTAAACCGGAAACCAATGCTCTCCATGATTGGATGAATAAATACAAGGGTCCTTATGTTCTTTCATGTAAATTGGATGGAGTAAGTGGTCTTTATTATACAATGAACAGTAAAAGAGAGTTATTTACTAGAGGAAATGGTCTAGTAGGACAAAATATTTCTCATTTGCTGTCTTCTATACAAATACCTAAAGTGACAAATATCATCGTACGTGGTGAATTTATTGTATCCAAAAAGGTATTTGAAGAAAAATACAGCAAAAAATTCGCAAATATTCGCAATATGGTCGCTGGATTAGTCAATCGCAAAACCAATACAGCTGCATCTACTGATATCGACTTTGTAGCATACGAGGTCATTCATCCTCCTATTAAACCAAGTGATCAAATGAAATTCTTAGAAGCAAATGGATTCAATACTGTACAAAATATAACCAAGACGTCATTGACAAACGAATTTCTCTCCAATACTCTAATTGACTGGAGAACTCATTATAAATATGAAATCGATGGTGTAATCGTTTCCAATGATTCTGTACATGAGCGCGTTAATAAAAATCCCGACCATGCTTTTGCATTTAAAATGGTTATTTCGGATCAAGTCGCAGAAACTCATGTTTTAGATGTAATATGGACAGCTAGTAAAGACGGTTATTTAAAACCCAGAGTACGAGTTTCTCCTATACATATAGGGGGTGTAAAAATCGAATATGCAACTGGTTTCAATGCGCAATTTATTGAATCGAACAAAATTGGTGTAGGCGCAGTAATTCAGTTGGTTCGAAGTGGAGACGTAATCCCTTATATAAAATCAGTAACAACGCCTGCAGATATAGCGAAAATGCCGTCGGTTGCATACAGTTGGAATAGTACGCATGTGGATATTCTTCTAACCAATAAAGAAGATGATCCTGTGGTATTAGAAAAGCAAATCACCTTATTTTTCACTACATTAGAAGTAGTAGGATTATCTATTGGAAATGTGCGTAGATTAATACAAGCTGGTTACAATTCTGTTCCTAAAATTGTACATATGTCTCTACAGGATTTCAAACAAGTAGAAGGATTTCAAGAAAAATTATCACAAAAGATTTACTCTAGTATTCATGATAAAATTATCAATAGTCCGCTAAGTAAAATATTGGCGGCATGTGGATGTTTAGGAAGAGGACTCGGTGAGAAGAAAATCAAACCGATTCTACAAGAATACCCTTCCATTTTGACCTCCAGTGAAACCAATGAAGAAAAGTTGAAAATGTTGCTCGGTATAAACGGTATAGGTAAGGAAAATGCAAAGAGTTTTGTCGAAAATATGTCGAAATGTGTGTCATTTTTGACATCTTGTGGATTACAAGACCGGTTACGAGCAGAAATGAATACCAGTAATAATAAAAAGAATGAACAAAGTAATACCGAAAAAACGCCTAAAGTTTTATCAATGGATCATCCACTTGTACAGAAAAAAATCGTATTCACAGGATTTAGGGAAAAGGAGTTGATGAAAACTTTAGAAGAAAAATACCAAGTGACATTTAGTTCATCTGTATCGAAAAATACATTTATGGTGGTTACAAAAGATGTCAATGTAAAAAATGCTAAAGTAACACAAGCACAAGGATTGAATATACCCATCATGGGATTTCAAGATTTTCGTGAAAAGTATTTTCCCTAAAGTTTAGGAGAAGTTCTCTCAATCCAAAAATTAAATTTCATTTTACAAAAGTATTTTCAAAAAAGTTTTTCCTAAAGTTCTTCAAAAAAGTGAATCCAAAAAGTTGAAGTAAAAAAAGAAATTCATTTTACAAAAGTATTTTCAAAAAGTTTTCAAAAATAGTTCATCAAAAAATCAGATCCTTCTAAAATCAAAATACATAAAGGTTATTTAGGCATTTTGGCTTTTTCTTACAACAAGACTATATTGTACTATTTTAACAAGGGTATATGGAATTATTAACTAGATCATCGAGCGAAAATTCATATATAAATATATCCGAATCGTTAATAGAAACACTAGCATAGATAAAATCATTTTTTTCTACTAAAGACATGCACATTTCATAGTTTGGAGTATTGGATTCTTCGTTATTGCTAAATAGAAATCCTTGGGACATACCAGTTAATTTATACTGCTGATTTAGCAAAAGCCATAATGAAAACTGATATTTGTTATCATTTACAACACGTACATTCACTAAATATTTACGTTCTTTTTCTATATAAACGACACCCCCTCCATGTACTTGACAATTCTCTAAATTGAATATCTTTTGAAAATGAATGAGGCGGCTATCACCGGTTTCGATATCAACAGACATGACCCGTAGAGGATCATATGAGTACAACATAAATAGTTTTGTAGTATTCCTGTTCAATACAAGCCAATTCTTTTCCGGTTTTTTCTCACCACCGTCTCCTATATCTGTATTAAAAACAATCATTTTATCAATTTTATGAGTTGTACGGTCAAAATTACACAAGCACATTTCAGGGACCCATTGGTCAGTATTATCCAGTAAAACACCCGTCATCATATTACCATCAATCAATCTACAGTCTTCTATTCCAGTAGTAAATGATTCGTGTCTTTTTCGCAAGGGTTCTTCTAATTTTTTAGAATCAATAACCTGAAATGTACTATCCAAATGTACTAAATAAACGATATTTTCAATGGAAGGATAATCGTAGGAAGTATTGAATTTGTCTCGAATAGTAGCTAAATAATCACGAGGATTATCAGGATGTTCAATAATAGACATATTGTATCCTTCATGGCAAATTTTGATTTTACGAAGGGCTTTAATAGTTGGATGTTCTAGCATATCAGCTAAAATGTTATTTTTATATATGTACTATAAAAATAAACTAGACGAAACTATGTATCATCGAACGTAATTGTACAAGGATACTTAATGAAACAGTAGTCACGCCATGTTGTTGGACTTGGATTATTAGCTTCACACCAGTCAAATAATATTTTACCATTAGCGGCAAATACTGGGAATCGTTCCCATAACTGATATTTATAATGTAAAAATAAATTCATCAAGGTCATTTCATTGGTTTTACAAACAGGATATTCAAGTATTCCTTTGATCATTTCTTCTTTTGAACATATTGCTAAAATAGAAGTATCATAAACCCACATACAATTCAAAAAATACGATTGATCAAAATCTTCAACCGCAGGGAAATCTTGTTTTACTTTTTCTAATCGGGATGGATTCGCTTCACTTACTTGTGTTCGAAATAATTTATTTGGATTGGGTAATTCTACATAATTACCACCATCATCGGGTGCTAAAAACTTGTTTTTATAATCAAGTAGTAGTACAGTATTATATACGTCTTCCAAAACACGTAAGCCACTATCTAAAAACACGACCCGATCCCATTTTCGAAAAAACGGATCCATTACATGTAATTTTTCCCATTGATTTATTTTTGTAATTTCACGACCATCTATACTATCTAAAAATGGAGAGAAATTCAGTTTTTCGTTAATCAGTGTATTTTTCTCTTGAATAGAAGGGAACCTTTTTTCTTGAATTCGATAAAAGTCTAAAAAGTTTGGATTAATTGGATTTTGGCCAACATTAATAAGTACAAGATCACCAAACCACATACCACGTGATCGAAGATCAATAATGGTCTTTTTTGCTCTGGCTAAATATCCATCATCAGAGACCAGTACAAAAACTGTATTGTTAGACATTAATTATTATTTTTTAAGTGTTTATTTTTTTAAGTATTTATTGCTGTTAAAATATTTTTACTGATTATTCGTTTCAATTAGGAGTTAGGTACCTCGAAAATCTTTCTTCTCGATAATCGATCGAGATTGGTTATGGTAAAAATAAATTGTCCATATCTCACATACTTATAAACCAAACGAACCTCTGAATTTTCATTGAATTGGAAACTTCCTTTTGGATTCACTAGATTACCGTCTATATCTAATAAGCCATTTGTTACTGGTCCTTCTAGTTCATATGTAAGAACTATTGCTTTTTGCTCACTTGTCATGAACTCGTGATTTTTATTACGGATAATTATTTCATATATTTGTAAAGTTTCGTCATGATCATCAACCAATTCATATATAGGATATTGACTTACATCTACCGAAATAAAATACTTTGATATAACTAATTCATCTGCTAGTAAATCAAAAGAGAAACTTTCGTTTCCTTCAGTAGTAGTATCTTCTCTTAATGTAAATGACTGACTGGTAATGTCAGGTAATGAAAAAACACCATTTATTGTACCTGATTCTAAATCAGCTTGTTTTAATCCGGTTAATACATAAGGTATTATACCATTAACTTTATTTGTAAGTAATGAAATTGAGAATGATCTTCCTTCATTAATGTAATATACACTATTGCTTAGATCTACAGCACCACTAACATTAAGTAAATAATATAGTTGATTTGCTGTATTTACGACAGTTAATTCATTACTGGTTATTTCATAACTAATATCTGTAGCAGATGGTGTTTCGTTTTTATAGATTGGTTCAAGTAGTCTCACATTGAAGGTTTCATCAGCTTCAATACTTAAGTTTTCAGATGCTGTATATGTGAATTGACTGCTTCTAATATTGTTATCAAAATCTAGTTTAAATATACCTGTCATACTTATATCGATATCGGTACCACCTGAATAATTTGGATCACTCGAATAACTTATATCATTAACATTGAAATTGTTTCCTTCAATAATATATGGATATTCCAGTATATCAGTTCTCCAATTAATTGGTACTTCAAATAATACTTTAAAATCTTCACCTTCATTAATTTCACTTACTGTGGGTTGATCGGCTTTGAAAACGGTAATGCGTGGAATAATAAAATCGTTGATAAGTACATCTATTTTTGAATCAAAATCATCCAATTTTATTGTAAAAAACTGTTGAGGTAATTCAGTACTTGCTATATAGTCATTACTAACGGTTAGAGTTCCATCCGGTGGTTTTATAAATACACCTGTGCTAACCTGAGGTATAGTAAGGTTACCACCACTAGTTACTGTAAATGGTACTATTTCTCCTAATGTAGTATTGTTAGGCCATGTATCTGGCCATGTCATAGTAATTGCAAATGTATCCTGATTATTCACCAAAGGTTTATTTACAGATAGTAAGTTTTGTGCATTATCACATATGTCAATTGTAGTAGAAAGGTTTAATTCTTGAATAGTGATTATACAAGTTTCCAACCCTTCTGTTTTATAATCATCGCGTATGATAATATTGGTTATTTCTTGGATTTCTCCTGTTAATAATCCTCCACATATATCACTTTCATCTATATTTTCACCACTAATAGTGTAACTATAAAAGGGTCTAGTTTGCCCTTCGTTTAATGATGGTAAATTTTCTATTTTTAGTCGTAGGGTTGTACCTTCCAGTACATGATCGATATATTCCTCTGCATTTATATACGGTCGATTTGTTCCATCAATTGTGGTACTCATCCCATAATCGTTCAATATCACATCAAATGTCTTATTTTGTTTATGAAATTCATTCAATTGCAATGAATCCATTGTAATATCAATTGATCCTCCAGTTGTTTCTGTTACAGATATTGTACCATTAACTGGTACTGTTATTGTATTTGCATGTGGTTCGTTATTTACAACCTTATAATTCACGAAGGAAGCATCATTGCCT